TACATCAGGAACTTGGCCTACCACTTCTACAGCAGGGATAGTTTTATTCTTTTCATTAGGTAGTGGCAGCGGTGTTAGTGGAACTGCTGGCGCATGGTCTGGTTCTTTTCTAGCTTCAGTAACAGGAGCAACATCAGTAGTAGCCACAAGTGGTGCTACCTTAGACTTCACAGGAGTACAACTAGAAGCTGGATCATCAGCCACTGAGTTTGAGCATAGACCGTATACGACTGAGTTGCAGTTGTGTCAGAGGTATTATTGGAGGCAATTTTTTTCTGGTTACAACGTGATATATGACCGTGTTTATTGGAACGGTGCGGGGAACAATGCTATTTTTAATTTTCCAGCTCCTTCTGGTATGAGAATTAACGCTGCAACTGTTACTTGTACTCCTACTACTAATGGAACAGGTACAAGTTTTACTTACCATCCACATGGTAACATAATCGTTTATAGAGCAAGTGCCTCTGGCGATAATTATTTGTATTCACAAGATTTAGCCATAAGTGCGGAGCTATAAATGTATAAATTAATTAATGCGACGTTAAACCCAGACGGGACTGTTGGTATAGCAGCAATGGTAAAGCGAACAACAGATAGTTCTTTTATACCTATGGATGAAGCCAACACAGACTATCAAGAATACCTTAAGTGGTTAGCTGAAGGTAACGAACCAGAGCCAGCAGATTAATGAAAAACTTTGATTTAGCTACGTTACTTGCTGGAATTATACCAGTACTGCTTGCTGCGATGTGGTGGGTTATTAGTAACGTCAATGATCTAAGAGGTGAGATACAATTGTTGCAAGCTAACATGATGATGCTAGTAGACCCACAAGGTCAGATCATTCCTAGTCCTGGTAATGCTTTTGCTAGGCAGGAACTTAAAGAAGAAATGTTAGAACAGTTCCATGACTTAAAAGTTAGGGTTAAATTATTAGAGGTATACAATGGCAGCGGATCCTAGATTAAAGAGAGCAGGTGTATCAGGGTTTAACAAACCTAAGCGTACACCAAGTCATCCTACTAAGTCTCATGTTGTCGTAGCTAAAGAAGGTGAAAAAGTTAAGACTATAAGGTTTGGTCAGCAGGGTAAAACAGGTGACAAGACCATGACTAAACGAGCTAAATCATTTAAAGCAAGACACGCTAAGAACATAGCTAAAGGTAAAATGTCAGCAGCATACTGGGCTAATAAGGAGAAATGGTAATGCAAGATACTAATCAACAGCTAGGTAGGCTAGAAGCTCAAGTAGAGTCTTTACAACGACAGATGGAACAGTTGCGTATAGACGTTAAACAAATGTCTGATGTCGTAACTAAGTGGAAAGGTGCTGGTGTATTGCTATTAATACTAGGTGCTTCGTTTGGATGGCTGGTTGATCTCATTCTAAACAGATGAAAATAAGTAAGTTTTTTGTTGCTATTTGTGCTATGCTCTTTTTACAAGGATGTACAGCTTTAGGTATTGCTAAAGCTATAATGCCAGGTAAATCAGGTACTAACGTCAATGCTAATGCTCAAGTAGGTAAAGAGAACACACAGCAAGTAGTAGGTCAACAAGACAACACCAAGATAGAAGGTGAGAATGTTAATGTTAGTCAGAAGGAAAACGACTCCAGCATTAACACATCCAAAGTAGATAGCCTAGTTCAGAATAACACTAATGTACCTATGTGGTATTTATTGTTATTGGTATTAGGATGGTTACTACCTAGCCCTCAAGAGATATGGGCAGGCTTTGTCAACTCAATAGAAAGATTAATTCATGGCAAGAAACGTAACAGCCGTAATAACAAGAGAAAACAACGCAGCTAAAGAACTTTCTTTCTACACTGTCCCAGCAAAGAACACTGCTGAGATACACATGATTTATATCTTAGCTACTGCTGGTAACGCAAACGCTGATCTTTATTGGTACGACAGTCACGCAGGAGTTGAGTACCCACTAGCTCACGCTAAAGCATTGCAAGCAACTAATGGTGAGTATTTATTATTACAAGACTTACAGATAGATTTAAAAGAAAACGACATACTGAGAGTACAAAACAGTGACGCATCAAGCACGATTACTTACATAGTTACAATGGAATTAAAGCCATCATTAGCAACACAATTTCACTCATAGGAGATAGTTATGTACGGAAATTATAAAAAACCTAAACCAGAAAAGAAAAAGAAAACTAAAAAGAAAAAGAAGTAATGGCTAAAGGTGTAAAGCATTACTTAAAGAATGGAACAGTGTGGTCAGGTGCTTATCACAAGATGCCTAACGGAAAGCTACACACTAACAAGACACATACATCCACAAGTAAACCTGTTTATCATTTTGGTGAGCTTTCTGATACTGCTAAGAAAAAAGCTAGAAAGAGAAGCTAATGAATTATTTAGAGTTAGTCAATGACGTACTAATTAGACTTAGAGAAGATGAGGTAACTGCTCCAACAGATACACCATACTCTAAGTTAATTGGTGTGTTTGTTAATGACGCTAAAAGAATTGTAGAAGATTCTTTTCAGTGGAACGTGTTGACTGAAACACTTACTGTTACTACGTCTAATGATTTGTTTAATTATGTTCTTACTGGGTCTGGTCAACGGTTCAGAGTAATGGACGTTATTCATTCTGAAGAAGATTACTTTTTAGAAGGTATTACTTCTAGCAAAATGAACAATTATTTATTAAATGGTCAATCATCAAAAAGCTCACCGATGTACTACAACTTTAATGGTGTAGACGCAAATGGTGATACACAAGTAGATCTTTTCCCTATTCCTGACGGCATTCAGAATATATTTTTTAATTTATACAAACCACAACCTACGTTAACAGATCCCTCAACAACATTACTTGTTCCGTCTGATCCCGTAGTTAAATATGCTTATGCAAAAGCTGTAGCAGAACGTGGAGAAGATGGCGGATTGTCATCGCAAGAAGCTAGTGCTCTAGCAGACGCATCATTAGCAGATCACATTGCTATGGCAGAGAGCAGACAGAACGATCAATACATTTGGACAGCAGTCTAATGGCTGGAAGAATACAGTCATCAACAATATCAGCACCAGGCTTTCTTGGTATTAACACACAAGAAAGCAGTGTTGATCTTGCGTCAGGTTACGCATTAGAAGCGTTTAATTGTGTCATAGATAAGTTTGGTCGTATTGGTGCTAGAAGAGGTTGGAGTAAAGTAAACACATCGTTAAACTCTGACTTAGCTAGTAACAGTGTTGACTTCATTTATAACCTTCCTGATCCAGATGTTACATTTGTTGGCGGTAATAACAAACTATTTACAAGAGCCAGCGGTGCTTCTACGTTAGTTACAGCAGTAAATACTACAGTAGCTAATGCAGCAGGGTCAGGTACGACAGCTTACAGTATTACAGCAAACGAATGGATGGGTGCTAGTATTGTGTTTGGTGAAGGACCAACAGCTAGTCCTCACGCTTACTTTGCACAGGCAGGTCATTTGCCTTTAGTGTATCACAAACTAGGAGCATCTCATGCACACACAGGTGCTTATGGTTTTAACTTACTTAGCGATGCTGGGTCAGTACCTACCACATATAGTTCTGCTTCTGACTTTAAGCCTAATGTAGTTATAGGTGCTTATGGTAGAACATGGTGGGCAGACATTGCTAATGATAAGCAGACAGTTTACTTTAGCTCGTTACTAGATGGCACTAATTTATCTGCAGGTGACTCAGGATTTTTATCGTTAATTGATGTGTTTCCTAACGGAGATGAGATAGTAGGACTAGCAGCACACAACGGTTTCTTAATTATATTTGGTAAAAGAAACATTGCTGTTTATGCTAACCCTATTGATGTAACTAATTTACAATTAGCTGATTTAATTGCTGACATTGGTTGCATAGCTAGAGACAGTATAGCTAACACAGGGACTGATGTGATGTTTTTGTCTCAGACTGGCGTAAGAAGTATTGCTCGTGTTATTCAGGAAAAGTCAGCACCTATTAATGATATATCATTTAATGTTAGAGATGAGTTAGTTGCGTTTGTAGAGTCAGAAACCAACAAAGAAAAAATTAAAGGTGTTTATTATCCTAAAGACGCTTTTTACTTATTAACACTTCCTACATCTAAGTATGTTTATTGCTTTGATCTACGAGCTAGATTACAGAATAATGCAGCGAGAGCTACTGTTTGGGATAGCATCGAACCTACAGCATTGCACGTTACTTATGCAGGTGATTTGTTCGTAGGACAAAAAGGATATGTTGGTAAATACTTTGGGTTCTTAGATGACACAACAAAGTACAGACTACGTTACTACACTAACTACTTTGACTTAGGTAGCCCAACAACTATGAAGTTTCTAAAGAAAGGTAACTTCGTAGTAGTAGGGGGTGTTGGTCAAGACGTAGCATTAAAGTACGGTTTTGATTACGTTAACTCATATCGATCAATAACCAAACAACTACGAACTGGTTCTGTTTATGAGTACAACATTGGTGAGTACGCTATTGCTGAATACTCTAGTGGTTTAGTGCTAGAAGAAGTTAACAGTAACTTAGGCGGTTCAGGTTCTATTATGCAATTAGGTTTTGAAGCAGATATAAACACTGCTCCACTGTCAATACAAAAGATAGATATTTACGTTAAAGCAGGTAAAACAATTTAAGGACAAGCATGAGTAATTATACAAAAGCTACTAACTTTGCAGGTAAAGACGCTTTATCGTCTGGTGATCCGCAAAAGATTATTAAAGGTTCAGAGATCGATGCAGAGTACAACGCCATTGCTTCTGCTATTTCTTCTAAAGCTGATCTAAACGGTCCTACTTTTACTGGTACACCATCAGCACCTACTGCTTCTGCAGGTACATCTAGTACACAAATAGCTTCTACTGCTTTTGTTGGTACAGCTATAACAGCAGCTACTGGTAGTCTTGGTACTATGTCTACACAAAACTCTAACGCAGTTTCAATTACTGGTGGGACAATTACAGGAACTACAATTAACTCTGTGACTGTAGGTACAAATGCTACGGGTACTCGCACTGTTTCTACAGCAAGTCCTTCAGGTGGATCAAATGGTGATATCTGGTATAAATACTAATGACTTTGTATGTTAAAAACTCAGGAAGTTTTATAGAGCCTAAAGAAGTTTTTGTTAAAGACGGAGGAGTTTGGAGGGCTATTGAAGAAACTTACGTTAACGAAAACGGAACATGGAGAAAGATTTTTCCTCTTTCTGGTTCTCAAACTTTTACATCAGGTACAACATCATTTGTAGTACCTCAAGGTATATATTCAATAACTACAACTCTTATTGTAGGTGGTGGTGGCGGTGGAGCTTCTCTTTGGTTTTGTGGTGACGGTCACTCAGGAGAGGGTGGAGGTTCTGGAGGATATAGACAGAACGTAACTATAGCAACTACGCCTGGAGAAACTTTAACTATGACTGTAGGCGCAGGAGGCTCAGGTGGTGCTTTCCCTGGTGTTTGTGCAGGTTCTAGTGTAGGTACTAGTGGAGGAACTTCTTCAATAAAAAGAGGAGTTACTGTATTAACAGACGCTACTGGTGGCACTAGAGGTGATGCATTTAACAGTAACTGGAGTTTTGGTTCAGGTGTTGGTGGCCCTGGTGGTTCTCCAAACGGTGTAGCTGGTTCCGGTTCTCCAGGATTTTATAGCAACAATCAAGATGGCCCTGGAGGAAACAACGGGACAGGTTATGGTACTGGTGGTAATGGTAGCGGTCAAGGTAGTGGTACTGCAGGAACCGCAGGAATAATACAAATAACATACGGTTAACAGGTTTAAGAAAGCGTACAGCTTAATTTAAAAAGGAAAGAAGATGGGGTTATTCTCAAGCATTAAAGAC